GATGGCCATAGCCAATAGGCTCTCCTTTTTCGTAAATTAAAAAAGTAAATAAATGATTTTCTATGCAAGAAAAATCTCTATTATCGAAATAACGGAACGTATTAGAATTGTCCTTTATAGTAAATAATTTTTTTACTTGTGCTTCAGAGGGAGATGTGACTATTTTCATACAATAATCCATTTTTTTCTACTAGAAAGAATATTAGGTTTCACACTATTGTGGTGAAACAGTGAAATATTTTTAGTATCTAAATGTTCGGAATAACATCTTATACAACTTTCTATGCAATGAAATTCTTTTGCATTTTCAATGATTTTGCCATAGTGAAAAACGCTCTCGGTGGGATCGTTTCTAATTATTTTGTAGTCACTTTCAACATTAATTAGAAATCCTCTTTCGGCATCATCATGAACAAAAATATAGTCTTCGCCTGAGGGGTTCAACTTTTCGAGAACTCTCTGTTCTTCTTTATCGTCTCTCTCAATTCTAAATCCATCAAATCTTTCTTGATAAGGAACTCCAGCTATTTCATAAAAATATACATCACACGTTTTGTTTTCAGGTATTTTACAGAATCCAACTCTTAAAAATTTGTCATGCTGAGATATATTTTCACTTACAAATTTATTTACGCAATGCAACTCTTTGCTGGGGTCATTATCAACAGGTATTAATTTAATGTTATCTTGAGTATAGAGAATGTTTAAGTTGCTAAGATACTTCTCTTTACAAAATAAAAATATTTTTCCAAATTCACCTGTTTTTAAAAAGCTTAAAACCATACCATTTAAGCAGATATGATCTCCCAAACCAAGATGATGATGAAGAAATAAATTTTGTTTCATTTATTTTTCTACTTTTTCCCAAAATTCAGATGCTGCATTCTCACAGCGATTTTTAAATTTATCATAGCCCACTTCTTTAAAATCTAAATAAGATCCAATGATAGAAGGGTTTCCTAATATATCTTCTACTCCACACAAAATAGCCTCTCCAACCATTCGGCAAAAAGGCTCGTTTACATTTGGAGAGTGAAATACGGAATTGCATTTTTGAAAAATTTCAGCTACCTCAGAAGGATTGAACCATTTTTTGTGGTAGGTTATGTTTTCATACTTATCAAAATGAGAAGGGGGGACGACATTAGAACCTCCAAAAATATCTATTTTCCTATTGGGATTATTTTTAGAAAAATTAATTAGGTGTTGAGTTCCTTTTTTCGGGTGAACATAACCACAATAAACAACATCATATTCTTTTTTTAAGTTAGCCTTCTTAAAAATTGAAGTATCTAATGGATCGGGAATAATTTCTACATTCTTAAAATAGTCCCCATATAATTCTTTAAAGAAATTATAGTGAAAGTCTGTTAAGAAAAATGTTTTTTTACAATTAGAAAATAACTGTTCCCTATCTTCACTGCTCAAATAATGGCAAGAATCATGTTCTAGTCTGACTGAATTGGGGAGTTTTTTAATTAAATTAAATCTTTCAGGAGAGGTTTTGGATATAAACTCTAAGTTGGAATTAATCACCAAATCATAGGATACAAAAAGATCTGTTATTGGAGAGGAGTGATGGTGTTCCTTTATAGTGTGACCTCGTTTTTTGCCTTCCTCAATAATAATTGAGTTGCTAATTTGAGCCCCACCAACAGCTTGCTCTAAGGTAAAATCAGAAATGACTAAAACATCCATCACACAGAATAATGTGATTATAGCTTAAAGTCAATCTTCTTCTAGAACGGGAGGGTAAAAAATTTTTTCAGATTCTGAATCAGGAATGCTCGCTAGCAGTAAGTCTGTTCTGGCTGAAGTAAAATCTAAATTTGTAAAATGCCAAAAAGGGTCTGCTGATTCTTGCTTGTGAGTTCTATCTGTGCCTTCAACAATATCAATATCGTGAAATTTGTAATCTTTATTTACTTTGCGACCAGCAGAAAGCTTTAAAAACATATTAACTCTGGCCATAGCCCACTGAGCAGTTGTTTTTTGTGGTTGCCAATTAATATCAGCAGCTTTTTCTCCCCTTTTGTAAACTCTGATTAGTTTTTCTACTGTTATTTTAGATTTGTTTTCCTCATTAAACTTCAAAACCTTACCCACAAGGCATTTATAGATTTTCTCGGAAAAAGCAACGTTCATCATAAAAAAATTACACTTTTAATTATTAAAAATGAATATTAACCCTCGCAAGATGAGCAGTTCAATATTGATCTGGCTAACTCTTGGCTGGGATTAGCACTCCTTTGATAATAAAAACTTTTTACACCTTGCTCCCACCCAAAGATGAGGAGTTCACTTACTTGTTTTGGTGGACATTTAGGGGATATCATTAAATTGAGGCTCTGACCTTGGTCGATATATTTTTGTCTTTGTGCTGCTTGAATGACTATTTCTTTTTGAGAAATTTCACCAAACGTTTTAAATACTTCTTTTTCTTGATCAGTTAAAAAGTCTAAATGCTGGACAGAACCTCCTTTTTGTAAAATAGATTTCCAAGTTGTCTGTGTATTCTTTTTCTTCTCTTCTAGGAGTTTTTCTAGATATGGATTTTTATAGGTAAACTTGCCCTTGGCTAAATCCTTGGTGAAATAGTTGCTGTTCAGTGGCTCAATAGATGGGGATACTTGACCCAATATAAATGAGCTTGAGGTTGTTGGAGCAATAGCCATCGTGGTCATATTGCGCTTACCATAACCTTTTAAATGTTCTGGCTCTCCCAAAAGAACAGCAAGTTCTTCTGTGGCTTTTTGGGATTTTTGTTTTATTGTTTTGTGAATTTCTGTATTGAGGAATTTTGCCTCCATACTTTCAAATCCAATCATCTCTTCTTGTAAAAAAGAGTGCCACCCTAAAACACCCAAGCCTAAAGCTCTTTGTTTTTTGGCAAAATTATGAGAAGCCTCCATGAAAGGAATTCCTTCTGTTTTCTGGACATATTCCTCCATTACTGCATCGAGAAAATAGGTTAATGTTTCGATTGCATCTGTCTCCTTAATCTCGTTCCACTTGACTAAATTTAACGAGGACAAACAACAAACAAAAGATTCCTCTTCTGAAGAGTGTAAGAATATTTCACTACAAAGATTAGATGCACTAATTTTTAACTTCTTATCCTTGTAAGCTTTTGGTGCTCGCTTGTTAGCTGTATCTGTAAAAAACAAATAAGGGTATCCTGTCTCAAATCTCTTTTTGATAATTGATGCCCATATAGTTCTTTTTTTTCTATCTCCCTCCATCAATGAACGCATCCATTCATCGGTGATACAAACACCAAAAGACATTTCCTGAATCGGGTTGCCTTCACTTCTTATTCTTAAGAACTCAGTAATGTCTGGATGTTCAACGGGAAGATATGCTGCAAATGATCCTCTTCTGACATTACTTTGAGAGACAACAGAAGAAACCTTATCGTAAAGCTCCATAAAATGGACTGGTCCACTGGAAGTTCCTCCTGCTGAAATCTCTGCTCCTCTTTCTCTTAGATCTCCAAAATAAGCAGATGTTCCAGCACCGTGCTTTGTTTGCATTCCTACTTCGGCTTGCTTGTCCAAAATAGCGTCCATTCTATCTTCAATAAAGACACCATTGCAGGAGATGGGTAAACCTCTCTCTCTACCAAAGTTTGCCCAAATAGGGCTGGCTAGTGAATAAAATCCGCGAGAAAGATAATCTTCAAACTTCTCAGCGAATCCTTTTACTTTGAGATATTTTTCAGCCGCAACCGAAATATCATGTCCTCTTTGTTCAGCAGATTCGCCTGTTTGTAAATACCCTCTTTTTAGAAAATCGCGAGAGTCCTTATTAAGCCATTTGTATTTCTTCATTAAAAAAGATCGTCAGCGTCAAATGTTTGAGAGTTCTTAGAATATTCCACGGGTCTAGAATGGAAGAAGTCGGTGGCATTATTGCCCAACAATTCTTCTTCGAACCACATTGTATCTTCCAATAAAGAAGTGTCAACATCAAACGCTGAATCAAAACCGATTTTTTCTAAAGAGTCATTAATTCTATTTTTTATGAACTCTTTCAAGATGTCGGCATTGAGACCTTTTTCATTAAATCCATTTACCATCCAGTCTACGAGGTAACTTTCTGCTACAAAAGCAGCTTTAGCTTCGCTAGCAATCCTCTCCTCTAATTCATCATCAAAAAGCTCTGGATGTTCGCTTCGGATGGTGTTGATAATTTTGATTCCCGCAAGAGCGTGAATGTTTTCTTCGTTTCTGGTATATTTGACCTGCTGACCAGTATCCTTAAGAACATTACGGTAACGATTAAACCAATTAATCACATAGAACTGACTAAACAAAGAAACATTTTCCACAAACAAAGTAAAAAGAGTAAGTGCATATACATATTGCTTCTTGGAATCTTTGTAAAACTTGTGGTTATACTTGCGGAGATATTTAACTCTACCGTCAATAAAATCGAGCTTTAGATTTTCCTCAAAAACATCTTCTAATCCCAGGACTTTCAAGAGTCTCTCATAAGCATTATTGTGAATAACCTCAACGTTTGCCATCACATAGCCGAGATCAGTTAAGCTGGGGTGAGGTAGATTATCTCCAAGCTTGCTCCAAAACTTCTTAACGGCTACTTCGATCTGTCCAATCGCAGAAAGAGTTCTGATGATCATCTCCCTCTCATCTTCGCTTAAATTTACGTTAAAATCCTGAATATCACTACTAAAACTAAACTCTTTGTCGGTCCAAAAACCGTTATGCATTGCCTCTATAAACTCCTGCGCCCATGGATAATGGTCGGGCTTCCTTGATACTTGTTCTTCGAAAATCATGACTAAACAATTTTACACTTAGCAGTATGCCTCTGTCAAGTCAATATCAAAATTTCCGAAAATTTAATTTGACAAACGAAAAGTCGCCCGTATAATATACCGTGAAACGGAGACAACGATTCTTCTTTTCCTAACGTAAAAGGTAAAGTATTACGTTTTACTTACAGTAAAACGTTATATAAATATAATATAAAATCAAGAATTGAACTTTCAGTTTTTGTGGAAAAAGGTAAACCAGAGCATAGAATTGGGTCGATGAGTAGTGACTTGACTTTAATTTCTAAGATTCAAGACGACAATGACCAAGACAGCTTGTTGGAGATCATTGATCGTCACTCTGGTATTTTTCACTCAATGGTGAACCATTTTATGTCTAACCCTCAAAACGCTCTCGATAAGAGTCAGATAGTAGGAGAAAAAGATTCCACTATTTATTCTGCGGCTCTAAATTATGATCCCGACAGAAATACAAAGTTTTCTACCCACTTAGCCAACCAAACAAAGTGGAAATGTCTTAATGCCCTCAATAAAAGAAAAAAGAATAAAGAAATTTTTATTGATGACGAATATACCTATGTTGAACCCAGTTGTGACTCTTTCATTAGAGATATCAATAAGGGAGAGGCTATGTGTGTGTTTGAAAAATGTCTAGAGGAAGAAAAAGACCAAAGGGTAAAAAAAATAGTTGACATGCGATATGGAGCAGGTAATAATAAGCTCACACCTTGGAGACATATTGCGGAAGAGCTAAATATGAGCATTCAGGGATGCATTAATGTTCACAACAAGTTTATTAACAAAGTAAAAAAAGAAGGAAATTATGTTTAATTCAATCACCGCAGCCGCATATCTTGTAAAAGATCCTGAAGTCCGTCAAACCAGCACTGGCAAAAAGGTCGCCAACCTTAGGGCTGGCATTTCTACATCAAACGCTAAAACAAAATGTTTTATTGATATCGAATACTGGGATAAGACCGCTGAAATTGCAGAAAAGTATCTCAGCAAGGGAAGAGAATTTATTGTTCAAGGAGAACTCTGCATGTCTTCTTGGGAAAAGGACGGCAAGAACTTTAGTAAATATCACATCAGAGGAAAAGACTTGCAGTTTTTGAGTTCGGCTAAAAAGTCCGACTCCGATGGAGGTAATGACTCATCCCAAGACTCTGACGATGTTCCCTTTTAATGAAATTAATATTAGAAGCACCATTTAATAGCTTAAGCTTTGGCAATGTTTCTCTAAACATTGTTAGAGAATTACACAGAAAAGAAGTTGAGTTGTCTATTTTCCCAGCAGGGGATTTAGATTTTAAGGCTTATGAAATATCTGATGATTTAAAAAAATACATCGAAGATTCTGTTAACAACAGATGGAAGAATATTTCAGCAAGAATTCCTTCTCTTAAGTTGTGGCACTTAAATGGAAGTGAAAATAGGAAGACTAAAGACCAATATCTTTTTACTTTCTATGAATGCAACCAACCTACAGAAGTAGAAACTAAAATTTGTGGTTTACAAGACAAAACGTTCTTTAGCTCAAGAGAGGCAAAGAAGCATTTTACAGATCAAGGGCTTACTAATTGTAAGTTTATCCCTTTGGGCTTTGACGAAGATTTTAAAGTAACAGGGAAAGAATATTTAAAAGATACCATTCATTTTGGTTTAATGGGTAAGTTTGAAAAAAGAAAGCATACTCAAAAAATAATCAAAACTTGGCTCAAAAAATACGGCAACAATCCAAAATATCAACTTTCTTGTTGTATCTCTAACCCATTCTTTAAACCTGAACAAATGCAAGGTCTATGGAATGACACTCTTGAAGGAGTCAATTATAATAATTTAAATATTATTCCTCATCTGCAAAAAAACAGTGAGGTTAATGAGTTATTAAACGCAATTGATATTGATCTAACTGGTTTGTCGGGTGGTGAGGGTTGGAACTTGCCAGCATTCAATGCTACATGTTTAGGTAAGTGGAGTGTGGTTTTGAATGCAACATCACACAAAGACTGGGCTACCGAAGAGAACTCTATTTTAATTGAGCCCTCTGGAGAAATGCCAGCCGCAGATGGGGTGTTCTTCAAAAAAGACTCTCCCTTCAATCAGGGAACATTTTATACTTGGTCGGAAGATCAGGCTTTAGAAGCCATGGAGAAAGCTGAATCTAAGGTGGGTCAAATTAACACTGAGGGTGTCAAGATGGGGGACAGTATGACATATTCTAAAACTGTTGATTCTATTTTAGACTGTATATACAGTAGTTGAAGAATGGCATCTTAAGTGCTATAATATAAATATATGAACACTTTAATTAATTCCCTTTTTAATGGCTTAAACGATCTCTCTCCAAGAGATCTAATGATTAGAAAAAAATCTTGTGTTGCTGATACAGGAGATGTTTACGTGGCAGAAGTAGAGTTGGCTGGCTTCTCTAAAAAAGATATCAACATTAGTATTGTTGATGGAGTTGTAGAGCTTGAGGCAAAAAACAAAGACCGTTCTCAGAAATTTAAATTACATTTAAATGATTTAGTCTCAGAGGATCATGTATCTGCTGAGATGAAAAATGGACTGTTGAAGCTAACTCTTCCAAAGAAAACTGTATCAGAGGCAAAACAAATCGAGATTAAGTAATGCCTATTTATGTTTACAAACATCCCGAGCGAGAAGAATACCGCGAGGTTGTTCAGGGGATGAATGATGAACATGTTTATTCTGAAGATGGCGTTGAATGGAGCAGGGTTTTTCTTGCTCCCAACGCATCTATAGATAATTCAATTGATCCTTTTAGTAAGCAACAATATCTAGAAGCGACAAAAAATAAAAAAGGCACTGTTGGAGATATGATGAATCTATCAGCAGAACTTAGCGAAAAACGAGCAGAAAAGGCTGGGGGGTTCGATCCAATTAAAGAAAAATTCTTTGACAACTATGCCAAGGAAAGAGGAGGCTCCGAACATCCCGATAGACCAAAGAAGGTTTACGAAAGCAAAAATGTGAGAGTTGAATATGATTAGTAGGATGTTCCACTAAGTCTTAAGCCTCTTTCTTCAGTTACTTTAAAACTAAAGTCAGCACTAAAGTTCATTACATTATTTATACCCATGGTATAGTTGTAAGATGATAGCTTCGCATCTTGAACTTCATAAATTAATTTTTTGTTTCCAGAGGCTATTACACATTCAAAACTATAGTTTTCATCATTGTCTAACACTCCAGTCAGGAATCCGTCATCAAAACCTGACACCAAGGAAGACACACTAAATGATCCATCAGCAGGAAATTGCGCTTTCCTATTATATGGAAAATTGTTTCCTAGTCCATAAGACGATACCCTAGACAAATTAACTTGCATATCTACAGACTGAACAAGATGAACTCCTGATAAGTTTTGTCCCCCTACCTGTAAATTTTGTAGGGTTATACTACTATTCGGGTCTGTGGGATTAACAATGGGAGGAGTAATATCGTCGCTGGATGAAGGATCAATTTCAAAAATGCAACGTTTAACATTGTCGTTATTTCCTCCAGTCAAGTTTATAGCTGGCAGTTCCATGGAGGTTCCAGTTAAACTTTCATAAACCATATTAGAAGCAATATAGCTAGTGGTAACTAGCGGTAGACCACCAATTGAATAAGATAAAGAATATGAATTAGTATAGCAGTTTCCAAAAGCTAAACAATCAAAACCCGTGAGATTAAAAACATCACTACCACCCGTTATTACATCATAAGGCTCATAAGTTGCATTTTCAGGAGGAAGCACTACATAAAAGTTAGTGCTGTAATTAGAAACACCTCCAAACATTTGTTTATAACTTGTCCATGCATTTTGTGAAAAAAGACCGAAACTTTCGTTCGCCAAGGATGGCTCTGGTATATAAGAAAAATTTAATTCAATGTCAGGTTGTCTATTAAGTTGGCGAAAAGATAAGTCTTGAGTTCCTAGCTGTTTAGGTTCCTCTCTAGACATTCCCACACTATAGCTAAAATTCTGAACTAATTTATAAGGTTGAATAGTGGTATCACTTGTATCAAAAGCATTTCCTCCCCCCTCTCCAACAAGAACGGCTGCGTCATCACTTTGTATGGCTATAGATCTAGGCATTTTATGTTCCTGTTGGTATTACACCGAGAGGATCTTCTACGAGATCAACGGTTAATTTATTAGAGTCTGAATAATTCCAAGTATGACTCCATGTAGGAGAATAATATACTTTAGGTCTATTATATACAGAAGGAATCTGGTGTTCAAACCTCCTATAACCTCCTTTGTTTTCCAAGAAATGAATCATACACTTTGTCTGCTTGTCAGAAATATTTTCAAAAGAATAATTCATCCCAAAAGTAGAAATGTTATCATTCGTTTTTAATCTTTGAGTAAAAGAGTTCTGATATTGTAAAACGTCAGCTTTAATTTGAACATCGTTTTGAGTTCCAATATCAGGCTCAAAAAAGAATTTTTGAGTCCACATTGATGAGGCTCCTGTAGGGCTGTTAGTCTCACTAGAAGAGTGATCTCCAGTGCAATAATAAAAGTTATCTAACTTGGTTTGATTTAATCCCGAATAAACGATGTCATATTTTTCATAACTAGTAGAAGGCTTCCATCCCTGAAAAGATAAATTCGGAAAAGTTCCCATCCCCGACCAATTAAACAAGGTAGGTGCATGATCTACATTGATTTTAGCAGCGACCTCGAAATGTTGGTTGTTAATAAAATTAATTGCATAGTTATCACAAAAACCTGAAAATGTTTTATAGATTCCTAAGTTATCGGGAGATATTTCTATAGGCAGATTGCCCGACTGTGCCTCGAAAAAAGCGGCTAGTCTACGAGCATTAGTCTCGTTAACGTCATACCTTAAAGAAAACGTTGCCGACAAACTGTTAGCCGATAACGGAATTAAATTATAATAAAAATCATCAGTGGTATAACTGTGATTAGTCGCCTGAAAGTCTACTTGAGATCCATAGACTGGAGTAAGAGATAATCCAGCTAACTTGGAGGGAATAGTAACCCCCGAAATATTATCATCTCTGTTGTAAAATAAACTTTCGCTCATGAGTGACCAACATAGTTAAGTGTTAAACGAACTGCTCCATCAGCACTTGAATTTAGCTGTTCTGAAACCAATGATGCTTTAGGAATAGTCAAGGTTTGTAAGGAAGTTCCATCCCTACCATTAATAGTAAAAGAAACCGTCTTATTTTCTTTTCCATATCCTAAAAAACTTAAACCGCTTTCTAAAAATATATCATCCACTTCTAGCTGAACTGATGCTGTATATTGAATTGGGTTAATGTGTTTTACTTCGGTTGGTGTTTCTAACCCAACCGTATAATAAGGTTTTTTGTTTACTGCTAAAGAATAATCAAAACCTATAACCCTGTTAGTGCTGCTATTATCGCAAGTTGCAGTTATTGATCCCTGACTCGGTATATAAATAGTGGTAGGCGATGCACCCGATGCATTAATTCCACTCCTCATCTCATCATAAACAACAAAGCTTGCATTTACTTTAGGCACTGCTCCAACCGCACAATTAACAGAATACGACGATAAATACCCCTCCTCAAATCCATATGCGGCATTGTTGTCATAGTTAAAGCTCCCCGCCAATTTGGATGAAGCTCCTGTAAAATCTAAAATAGGATCGTTATAAATAAGATATCTTGAAAAAGAAACTGTTTGCTGGGTTGGGCCACCAATTGTAGTAAGACCTTGGCTTGAACCTAACGGAGAAAGAGTATTGGCGCTATTTGAATAACCAATATCAAGAGATTCAATACCTGAAAGCTCTCTAGGAACTAGGGTTGCCCCAATGCCTACTAACCCAGATATAAAAAAATGGTTTTGGTAATTTAATGTGGTGTCATACATTATGCTTTAGCTTGTCTTAAGGAACCTCCCAATCTTTTTTCATCTTCAATGACTTGCTTGACAGTATCTTTGATTCTCATTGCCAGAGTTCTCTTTTGCTCCTCACCCTGACCTCCATCTTCTGTTTCGCTACCGTCAGAATTAACAGTAATGTTAATAACAGTTTCTCCGCTACCTCCTGAAACTTCGATAAGCTCATCAAGCTTTCCAACAACTTCACCGTTACCTCCTCTTGCTCCAGAATTTAATGCAGCTAAATTACCTCTTCCAATATTTTGTGTAGCAGCAGCATTCATAACAAACTCTCCTCCCGACAACATTGCTGGAACCGTATCAACTCCAGCGGTATAAGGAATAGCTCCCCCAGCAGCTTTCTTTTTACTAAATAAATCTTTTAAGCCCTTTCCTTCAGTGAGTCCCATTATTCCCCCCGTTACTACAGCAGCAAGAAGAGAGCCCATGAGACCCTTCTTCGATTGCTCCGCTTGTTCTTTCATTTGCTTTTCTTTATCAAGCTGTTGGAAGTAAAGTCCTAAGGCTTGTTGTTGAGAGGCTTTTTCTCTTTGGGCTGCTGGGCTATTTGCAATACCAAACCTAGTCATTCTTGCACTTAAAGGCTCCAACGCTATTGATGCGAATCCTGAACCTCCAGCCATTTTGTCATAACCACCCATGGTAAATCCTTGAGTGGCAAAATTAAACAAATCAGACTTTCCAGTTATAGCTCCTTGCCCATAACTTCCTGGGGTAAACATGCCACCCCGATTCATTGTTGGGACTGATCCTGAGTTCAAAGCCATCATGAATGCGGGGCCATATTTTTTAACTGCCCCTTTGTTCATAACAAACTCTCCCCCAGTCAAAAGAGCGGGGACATCATCACGATTACCAGAACCTCCACTTACTCTTCCACCAGAGTTAAATCCAAATATTGCTTTAAATATTCCTCCAAGAATACCAGTTCCCCCACCACCAGAGGTGTTGTCAGCAACATTTCCAACTAAATTATTTATAGCTTTTTGCATGAATGCTTTTGAAAGCATTAAGAAGAAATCAGAAGCAGCACTTCTTAAGGTATCTCCTAAACTTTCCCCTTTAGCTATTGCATCTATCATTGCATCTCCAATGTTATTAGCAAATTGAACAGATGCATCAATTAAAGTTCCAGCAAACTGCTCTTCTTCAGCTATCTCCCTTAGTTGTTCAGGAGTTTTCGCCGCCATCCTTCTATCAAAATTATTATTCCTTATGTTTGCTTTAATTCTAGCAACAGGATCAGTTTCTAAACGAGCACTTAACAGATCTTTATTTCTTGAAACAAGAAAATCCTCCTTCATCTCTCCAAAAAGTTCTGACTGAGTAGCAATTTTTAATATACCCGCAAAATCTTTGGTAGCTTCAGCCGCAGCAGTGTCTGCTTTCTGCCTCTCCTTTAAGGTTTCAACATCCCTTGTTAATTCAGCGTCAAGAGCATTTAAGCTAGAAATAAGAGCCCTATCACTTTTTTCATCTAATGCTCCAGCTACTTCTCTTAATCTAGCTTGAACTCCAGCGACATCCATTCCCTCTGTTAAAGTTTCTCCCGTTACCTCTCGCAACACACCACTTCCAGAAAGACGTAAATTTTCTAATCTTGCCCCTAATGGATTTATTAGTGAAGCGGCTCTACTTCTTGCCCCTTCCTGCAAGTCTAAGTTAGCCATTCCTTGTCTAGCGTCAAGCATTCTTAAATTAGAAGCAGCCACTGCCTGTTCTAAAGCCCTACCCGCTGCTCGCGTTGGTCTTACTTGTCCTTGTAATCTAGCTTGATCTGCGGTTTCTCTATCTATGATAGCTTGAAAGCCTGATCTAGTTTTAAATCCCGCTTGAGCATCCCTTGCCGCAGCATCTGTCCCTGCTCCCGCTCTCAATCCTGCTTGTATTCTTGCCTGTTCTGTAATTCTTTCTTCAAACAACAACCTTTCAGTAGTTTTCTTCAAAAGAGCATCTTCCTGCGTAAATGCATTTAACTTTTCAGTTGTCTGTTGTATTAGTTCTCCTGAAATATCTCTATTAGCAGCCTGAATTAATTTTGTAATTTTCAATTGCTCGTCACTATCTATAACCCCATCTGCTCTTGCGTCAGCTATTTGTTTCATTATAGCTAGCTCTGTCTTCTCATCGACATCAAGTTTCTTCGAAAGAGATGCTATTTCCGCTTGCGTCTCAAGGAATAACTGAGCACTTTTTAATTTTGCGTCTTCCTGTATTTTTTTCTTTTTTAAATCAGATATTTCTGCTTCAGATTTATTACCTAATTTTTCTGCTAAAGTTATTTGTTCATCAATTGAATCAGAAAGGCTTCTTTCTGCCTTCATCATAGCTATTGAGTGTTTTAATCTCTCTTGATATTGTTGGGTTGAAACTCTGGAGCTTTCAGCGATTTTTTCTTCAGCCTCTGCCACCTCTTCCATTCTTTTATTATATTCTCTCATACCAGCAGTATCTATGCTGGCAATAAAAGCCTCTCCGCTAATATTAGCTACCCCCCCTGATGTCATAGCAGATTCTCTCATTGATGCTAAAAAGTTTCTTCTTTCTTTAACTTGATCTACTAGTTGTGGATCTCCAGATATCATATCGTCCCGTAAGGTCTTACCTCTTCTTTTTCTATCCGCATCGGCATCGCTAACTCTTTTCATTGTTTGCAAGTCTTCTGTAGACATTTGATTAAAGAGACCTCTTATTGTTCTGTCTGCATCTGTTCCAGAAACAACATTTTGCAAAAATCTCGTAATATCATCCACCTGATCTGCTTTAAATTTTCCTGTTGTTCTGCCAGTTATCTTTCTCAAGCCTGTTAAAACAGTCGCGGTGTCTGCCCCCGTTCCTAATGCTTTAGCTAACAATCCTTCCATATCATCAAACCTTCCAGAATCACCAGTCCCTTTCATCCCTCTTCTTCTTAAATCACCTACTTCAGCTTCTGCTGTCGATTGTGCAGATTCTGTCATTTTTTGTTTGAATTCTTCAGGAACTTCAAGTTCATTTAGTTCTCTTGCTGCTATCTTTGCCGCATCAGCCAGAGCCACTTCTGCCTTTCTTGCACTATCTGTTGCTCCAGTAAGTCTATTATAAGCTTTAACACCTGCAAAAACCGCTGTAGCTGCAAGACCAATAGGTCCAGCAAAACGCAATAAAGCTCCCCCCGCTACTCTTAATCCACCCAAAAGACCCTTACCTAATCCTCTTGCTGCCAATCCTGCTCCCTTAATACCTCTATTAGCTCCCATTGCCCTCATAACACCTGCTTCAGCAAACATTCCCCGAGTCTTACTCCCCGCCATCAAGGAAGCTCCTCTGCGAGACATTCTACTTCCACCAAGTCCCACACCTCCCCCTCGCAAGAAGGTTCCTGTTCCCTTAAAGGTTCCAGCTATCCCCTTCAAGCCTTTAAGCATTGGACCTAATTGACCCAAAGCTTGTATACCAATTAAACCAATCATGGCTACATTTAAAGCTTTCATGGTTTTTATTAATCCTTTATTCTCATCTGAGACCTCCGAGACTATGGGAGTCAGCATTGAAAATGCGATTTGAAGACCAAGCATACTGCTAACCATATTAGAAAAACCTCCCTCTCCTCCTGCGGCTTTTCTGAAGTTTGGTATAAAGCCTCCAGCAGCAGGGATCGCCCCTGTCGGCTCATCTCGCATATTGGTGACAGCAAGACCCATTGGGTTTCCAGAGTTTCTTAACTTAGAACTTTGGTTAATTCTTATTTGGTTTATTGGGAGCCCTGCGGCAGACTCTCTGGATATTGCATCCTCAAGAGGACTAGCAAAGGAAGGGATATAACCTCCCGCTCTATTTCTAATTGGAATATTAAGCCTTCTTGAAACGTCTTCTGCCGATAATTTGAACTGTGTTGTTGCTTTTCCTTTCTCCTTAAATGGTTGTCTCAATTGCTGACCATATGCTCTTGTAATTCCTCCCCCCGCTGTTTTCCCAATAGCAAAAGCTATTTTGTTAGCCATGCTTTTTCTAATTCCGCTATCATTTTCTCTAATTTTAGCTTCTAAAAAAGTAACAGGTCCACCTCTTAGGCTTGGGGATATATCTGCAATACTTTTGACAGCAGCGGGACCAACATAATCAAATCGTGCCGTCTCTCCAAAAGCATCAAAATCTGGACTTTTTATAAGCGCACTAAGTGCGGTTTCAAAAATAGAACCAGCTAAACTTCCTATTGACCCTTGGTTTCCAAGTTTGTCGATTTTTGCCTTTTTAGGTCTTCCACCTGTGATAAATCCCGCCTCTGCGATAGCCTCATTAATTGCAAACTTTTCTACATCACTCTTTAATCTAGGAGTCTCTCTGGCTTTTTCTCCCGCTGCATCAATTCCATAAACATCATATTTATAAATCGAGCCGTTATCAGCCTTGCCCATTTCTTGCCTTTTTCCCATGCCCCTTCTAGGGACAATCATAGCAAAACGGGGATCATAAATAGGTCTTGGTCCCTTTTTAGCAGCAAAATTTGGAACATACCCTCCAGCAGCGCCAATCTTTTTGGCTCCCGCAGGAAGACCCATGGAGTTAACCATGTCTTGATTGAAAATCGCTGAACCCCCAGTTCCCGCAAAATTCGGAACCATAAACTCACTATTATTAGCAACGACTGTTCCTCTTTGACCTCCTCCAAAATTGAAATTAGGTATAGTGACTGGCTTTGCTGATTTGGGAGCACCTCCCACCCCTTTGTTTATAGCAGCCTGTTCAGATCCATATCCCAGAACGGCATTAAAATTAGGTATATATCCTCCAGCCGCTCTTCCCTTTCCTCTTGTCCCAGAGAAAACCCCAGGAGTTACTCTAGCTGCAATCGCTTGCATCCGAGTCATAATTGCCAACTGCTCATTTAAAGCAGTGGTAAAAAATTTAGTTTGAGCAGCCCTTTTTTGCTCAACGGTTAAAGTGCTATTTTCAATAGCTAAAATTTGTTTTTGAATACCCTCATTGCTGAGAAGCGTAGATGCGATTTGACCTTGTAAAGTTGCTTGTTCTTTCGCAGCCCTATTTAAACCAAAGAAGGTTTGAAGAGATCCAACTCCAAACTTGGCTAAATCAATAGTTAATTTTGCAATAATGGCTCCGAAGATAGCTAACCCAGGTCCACTGAGAACATTACCTATTCCCTTTACTAAACCTCTAGCGAAGTCACTGCCTAAACCCTCTCCCTCTAAAACTTCTCTTATGTTTCCTACAAGAGAATTAAAAAAGTCTAGAATATTTTTAAGGCTGTCGGTAACACCTATTTTGCCCAACTGTTCAGCCAACTCCTTTAAGTTTACTGTCGCGGCATTAATAGATGCAGCTAAAGTATCATTCAAAACAATATTTCTGTTATATGCTTCATTGGTAGCATTTGCTGCTACCTCTGTAACCCTAATTGCTGTGGAGGTCTTTTTGTTATAGTCTTCTAAGATTGCTAAGAATGGAGCTATCTGGAATTTACCGACAAGACCCTCTGCTATTTGTAGTCTTTCTGCTGATGGTAGCTTTTCTAAAGTATTAGCTAAATTTTGAATTAATTTAGTAGCACTTAAAACTTCACCTGAGGCATCCGTAACTTGAACACCTAAATTTTGCATAGTCTTAAGTTTATCAAGACTTTGTATACGAGTAAAAATTGTTTTAAATGAGTTACCAATAACCGCACCTCCTCGCGCAGTTTGCTTTTGAACAGCAGTGATAACTCCCACAAGTTCATCAAAAGAAACTCCCGCTTGAATAGCAACAGATCCAGAACGCTTGATACCCTCAATAAGATCTCTCTCCGACACAGCAGCAGATGCGGCTGCTGAAGAAAGCTTGTTCAATACCTGCTCACTCGTAATACCTGTAGAATTGAAAGAGTTAATAGCGGCAGTCAATCCAGCAACAGCTTCCGAAGCTCCCAACCCAGAGAGTCGAGCTAATATAAGTGAATCGTTTAACCTTTTTGTAACTTCTTCTGCTTTTAAACCTTGACGACTTAATTCCAATGCGGCTGTAGCAACCGTATCAAACGACTGTTCTGTATTACGGGCTACATCAAAAATGGTTTTTTTAAACCTATTTAACTGAGCATCAGTTACCTGTAAGATAGAGTTGATACTTGCTAATGATTTCTCCACCTCAATAGTGGTGCTAACAAGATCCTTAAAACCTTTAGTAACCGCCGAAAGAACACCTACTGAGGCACCGAAGGCTAACACACGGGCATTAGCAGCCTCCATAGATTTTGTAAATTGGTCTGCCTTACCAGTAATGCGACCCAGAGGTTGAGAAAGCCCCTCGATGCTCTTGGCACCTGGACCCATATTGACCTTGAGACTTCTACCTGCTTTTTTAGCAGCAGCCTCAATACTTGCTTCTAATCCTGTTTGTGTGACTGGTATCTGAATTGGCATAACCGTAAACCTTTGTTGTATTTACACAAAGATTTACACATCCTGCCCAGCTAATCGCATCATTTGTTCCATATTAAGCTTTCCACCATGTTTCTTTAGCTCATCCGAAAGAGAAACAGTATTACCCTTGGGTTGAATTGTTTCCATATCTTCTCTAGTGGCACCAAAGACAGCGGAGGCATCTGAATCATCTCTTAAACCTCCTTTTGAGTTTGTTTTGTTTCTTTGTGCTTCTGAAAAGGCGATAAGTTTTTGTGGATCTTGTTTTATGTCCTCGGGGATATCGTCAGTAAATTGAAAAATATTAAAAAACATTCTCCCAAACAAAACCACCCGTAATTGGTATATGGTCAATCCTGTAACTGGTTTTCTGTAAAAGCCATAGGCATCCTCACACAAGGAAAGATACATACTAAAAAATGGACGCAAAACAGCTTCTTGTATTCTGGAGTCACTTAATCTTTGCTGTATGTCGTTTTGTATTGAAGTTAACTTGGATATCTGCCAAGTCTCTAATTCTCCAAACTCTTCTTCTGTATATAAATGCTCACTTAAATCTTTATTTTTAAACAATAAAAATCTTAAAATCTCATCCCCACTTCTTATTGAGGCATAATCTTCAGCGGTCTGCCCTATGACTTCTTTTCTTTTTATTTTTAATTCTTGAATCTCAGTTAACTTTTCGCTAATCGTTTGATTCATAGCCTCTTTTTGTGAGGGCAAGAAAATACTTCTAACGGTCCTTTTTAAATTGGAGACCTCATATTCTAAAGATGCTATTTTTTGGTCATCTTTGTCTTCCCAAATTTCTTCTTCAAGGACATATTTAAGTCTATCTTTTTCGGTTTCTAAACCCTTTTTAATAGCTATGTCTCGATATTTTTCATAGTATTTATGTAAATACCTTTGGTCTCTGATGCTGACATGTTTAACATAAACAGGTTTGTCATCAAAAATAATTTCGGTGTAGCCATCGAAAGCTTCACCAATTAGAGAGATGTAGAATTCTTCCTTCAAAGATTACCTTTTTCCATGTCATCAATAAGCTTATTAAACTCATCGGGAGTGGAAGCTTGGTTAAAAAACCAAAAGGCTAAGACGGTTGTGACCTTTTTTACAACAGCCTCATAGAAATCTGTAGTGTTATCCTCTTTGACATAATAGTCTTCTAATTTGTCATCAAAAGTCTCTCCTTTAAAATAAGGTAGGGGCTCTTCATCATCCTCACCTTGAATATGAGTGAGCATTAAAGCATACCACAGGAGCAATCTATTTTGAGCTTTAGTATCAGCAGTATGATCAAACAAAGATTGCATAGACGTTTCGGCATCTATAATCTGTCTCTTTGTGGTAGCTAGCTTTTCCTTCAGATCTTCAAGCTTCTTTTTTTGCTTATCAGTTTTCTTTTCAATAGTCTCCAAACGAACATATTCATTTTGAATGTCAAAAACCTCCTTATAAAGCTTTCCATAATCCTTCGCGTCATCTTCAGTCCACACCCCACCAGTATCGCTATATTTTTTAAACAACATGGCTTTGGTAAGGATTCCCCTTTTCACACATTTACTCATCTCAACAGAGTATTCTAACTCTGCGTCTTCAAGTTCTCTACGAGATGGTCTCTTAAGTTTTACCTGAACTGGGACTTTTTGCTTCACTTTTTTAGTGACAGTCGTTTCTTCTCCAGTTTTTTTGTTTTTCCGAGTGTGGGTTTTCTCGATTTCTTTTTCTTCGTCTAGAGTAAATGAATATAATTCTTTAAAAGCCATAACCTTTTTCCTTATTTAAAAATGAAACTTACAGTATAATTATCTATTTCAGAACCTAAATTTCTAATAGATTCGTTACCCACATCTAGAATTCTTTTCCTAATCCAGTTTACTTTTTGTGGGGTAAAATGATTAGCCGTATCAATTATTTTGTGGTATTCCTGCGGAATGTTCTCATACAGCTTTTCATAATGGAAGTCATGATCTTTTTTCATGTCCTCAACCATAATTAACATCATTTTAAAAAGCCTAGAAATCTCCCCATTGGAGCTTTCAGATAATTTTTTTTTAGCATCCATGCCTTAATCCTATCTTATTATATAAATAAAAGTGTAAAAATCAACATGGCAGGTTTTTTATCATCAGATCAAATAACAAAAATTAGGGATTTAGCGGATACTTTGCATACCACTTTTGCGAGAACCATTACGGTTTACAAGAATGCAAAGAAAACATTGATAGCCTCTACAACTGCGTGGAACTCACTTTACCGCAAAACTAATACGGGCTCAAATAGTGCTGTAGAATACACAGAAGTATCTCAGAGTTTTACGGCTAGAATATACTATGACGACATGGATACCTCATATTTAACAGATGATGGGCCGTCTCAGCAAGCAGGAACACAAAACAAAGTTGTAGTTGCGGCTGGAACCGTGAGGATAGTGGTTGAGCAAGATGCTTATGATTATTTAAGTGAGGCTCGTAGAGTAGAATTCGATGGAAGAAAGTTTATAATTGAAAGCGATGGACAACCTCGCGGATTAACATCCAATCAATTTTATACTTTCGTTCTTAGCCCTGTAGATTCCTAATGCCACCACTCCCTCCAGATGTTAAAAATGCTTTAACAAGACAGGTTCCCAAAGCTGTCCGTAAGGACTTTGAAAGAGAAACAAAAGAAAAGTTTAAAAGAATTAAACAAGAAATGATCAAGGAGTTTCTTGGTCATCCTGTTACTATAGAAATCATGGAGGGGCCAAGTGCTGCTAATATTAGCGGAACCTTACAGGGTGTAACAAATCTGTTTGCCTTCATAGGTTTTGATGAGGGAGATCAACCTGTTTTGCCAATTATAACCCTTTTAGAAAGCACAGATATTTTATATCGAAAAGAAGTAAGAACTAAAGGCTTGGGGGTAAGTTTTGACATCTCCTTTCCTACCGCAGAAGAAATCTTTGCAATTACCCCTCTCCCTTGGGCTACAGGAAGAAGCTGGGCAGAAGGTATCGAACGAGGAATATCGGGTTTGGGCTATTTATTGAGGAAAAGTGGAGGTAGATCGGGAGCAGCGGTTCAAAGTCGTGTAAATAAAGTGAGAGGCGGCAGATTTCAAAATTTACCCTATATCTCTTCTTTTATTAAAAAGTATAGAAAAAGATTTGAACAACTGAAATGAAAGAACAGTTCCAACATAAACTAACCACATCATTTTTCTTGTGGTTTGATAATTTTTTATTAAAACACGGAGAGGCTTACAGCAATAAAACTGGACAATTTTATTACTATGAAGATTCTAGATTAGATTCAGACTACAGAGCCTACGGAAGCCCCTATAAACAGTGGGTTACAGACTCTTCTATTACTGGAGCTAATATACCAACAGGAGTTCATTTTGGGAATGAGACATCAGGCAGAAGTGATGGTATTGTTTTTGATTTTGACAATGGCAGGGTCTTAGTGGAGGGGAGCGTAACAGGATCTACTATCACGGGTGAATTCGCGGTAAAAGATTTCAGTGTTTATTTAACAAATGACACAGAAGATGACCTTATAGTAGAAAACAAATATGTTACTAATTCTAGGCTTCCCTCAGGACCACTGACCTACATTGAGCCTTATGACGATGTAGTTCCTGCTATTTTCTTGTCAACTGCCCAGTCTGACAATGAACCCTTTGCTTTGGGAGGAATGCAACAAACAAGCGTTCAGGCAAAAGCCGTAGTTATAGCTGAAGATACTTATCAGCTAGATGGAGTATTATCTATTTTTATGGATTCTGTAGATGAAAATTTTGAAGCAGTTCCAATGACGGGATATCCGATTACAGAGCTTGGAGACCTTAAGGGAGGGTCTTATAATTATACTGGAACTACAGATAATTATACAGGCGACACCAAATTTTATGTAGACAAAGTAAGAACATCTAAATTAAGCGATAGAACAAGAAGAGAGCTTGCTAGCGAACTTTATATTGGATTTATTGATTTCGACTTACAACAGCACAGATATCGCTTCCAATAATTTCATATTTTAATAATAAAACTGTAAACAAGAGAAAGAATCTTTAATTATGGCCAGAAACAGAGTAATTTATCAATCAGAGGCACTTTACGTTAGTAAGAATGCTGCATCCACAGGAGAAGCGAATCACAAACAATTAACTAGGGTTCAAAGTGCAAACTTCAACTA